CCTTGCGTTTCCGTAGCGTAGCGCGAGCAATACCATCTTGGCAAGCCCACCGAAGATGAATCTGATGGGCCCCGGCGGAAAACCGAGGATTCACTTCAGCGATCTTCTTGATCGAACCATTGATGTCGCTCGACTCCAAGATGTAGCCGGCCAGCTCCTCCGCGACGTCGTCCTGCCATTCCAGCCCCGCGACGCGGGAAAGCTGGTAGCCGCCGGCCGACGCGCGAAGAATCTCGCGCAGGTTGCCCGGCGTCTTCGACCAGCACACGCCCGTCCGGTCGCCCGTAACCCACTCGGGATTCGTCGGGTCGCAGAAGTATGTGCCGGGGAACCACGGGTCGGGGTAAGTCGAGTCGACCATCGCCCGCACGTTGATGTCGCACCACGACGGCAGCGTTTCCACCTGATTCCGGCTGGGTACGTTCGGACCGCCGGGGCAGAAGAACCCGTCGGCGTTTGTGCCGGGCATGCGCTCGTGGAAGGTGAACGCCAGATGAACGCCCATATGGCGCGACAACCCCGACAGCATGAGCAGGTACTTGTTGAGGAGCTGGTAGGCGTAGAACTTGTCCTTCTTCCCGCTTTTGCCGGCCGGCGCCTCTTCGTTCCAAACCATCATGCTGCGGTCGCAGATGTGGCTGGCGTCGTCGACGATGATGGCGCCGTACTGCTTGGCGAGCCCCGTGCGTCCGACGTAGTCAAGCAGGTTGACCAGCTCGGGGAGCGTCTGCGGGGGCTCGGGATGAACGGCAGGGGTGAACCCCAGCTCGTTCTGCGCGACAAGCGTGATGGCGGACGGGACCCCGATGCACAAGGCAGTCGGGAACGCTGCGATCACGTCGCTCGTTTTCTTCTTCTTGGGTTTCCCGTATACCGTCACCATGACGGTCGGGTTCTGCGCTTCTGACATGTGGTGGTACTCCGGCTCTGGGTCGATCCCGCCACGCGAGCCGTTACGCGGCGGAACCATTCCCTCACGCCCGCGGGCCGAGGGAACAAAGGTCAAGCCCCGCACAAGGGCCATAGCGCCCGTAGCAGGACAGTTCGTTCTGCGCCTTCGGCCACTCCCACGGGTCCGTGGTCATGTCGAGCTGCGCGATCTGGTGCTCCGCCCACCAGAGCCACTGCGCAAAGTGCGCGTCTCGGTGAGGCGTAGCGGGGACCTGGGCACGCGCGACCTTGCCCGGCTGCGTGGAGCTGATGAGGTTCAGCGTCAGTCCGCCGAACGCGTCTCCGTAGAGCTGCCGGCCCATGATGCGGAAGGCGGCAAAGCCTCCGTCGATGGCGTATGCCGAGGCGCTGCTCTCGGCGTTCACGTTTGCCTGATGCTTGTGGTCCCAGATGTAGTAGCGTCCGGACATATCCCGCGTTACAAGGTCAATACGGCGAGTGAGCGTGATGGGACGCCCGTGCTCTTTGTGGTCGGGCATGTGCAGAGGCGTCACTTCGATGCAGGCACCGTCGAGGCTCCGCCACTCGCCGTCCTTTTCCTCGCCTACCCACAAGCCCCAGCTTCCGCGAAGATTGCCGAGAACCGCAGTAACGGGCGCCTCTACGGCGATGACGTCACCGGGCGGCTCAGGAAACTTCGCCAAGTAGGCGTGGAACACCTTGGTCATCTGCGGCAGTAGGTTGTGACTGCCGTACTTGTCGCACCATGCCTTCGCGGCGTCTTCGGGCTCCATGAACACGGACGGGTCGCGGTGCATCGTCTCGTCTACGACGACACCTTGCGGCTGGCCCGCGCCCCAGATGGCGTGCAGATGCGCTTGAAGCGTATGCCCGAGGCTACCCTTGGCGAGCGCCTCGATAGGCGGAGCGAGAGACGGGCAACCACCCTCTTCTATCGGCAAGTCGCCCAGCCGGTACAAGTACGAAAAGAGCTGGGGGCACTTCGCGAAGTTGCCGACGCGACTCCAGCCACGGCTCGACTTGCCGGCGTCGATGAGCATCTTGGTCATGGTCTTTCCTTCTCAACCCCTATACCATAAGGCAAGAGCGCGCCACCTCATTCTTTCGGTGCGACCAGCGCGCGGGCGCACGCCTCGGCAAGCGGAGTGTGGCCGAGGCTCACACGTCCGCGCGCGTGGCCCAGAAGCTCCAGCATCGCGCCACCAGTCGCAGGGTCCGCGAGGTCTGGGATGTCCTGCGGGAACATGAACGGCACAAGAGACTCCGTCACGCGAAAGCTGTCGAGCACCTTCATCCCAGGAAGCCATCTCCACTCCGGCGCCCGGACACAGAGGCGCGCCAGTTCGATCAGTTCTTCGGTCACGGCTACTCCTCGTCCAGTACGACGAGCTTCGACACGACGTCGTCCATGAGGGCCTCGCGGTCCTCCATGCCGAGCAGCTTCTCACCCATGCCCGACAGCTCGTCGGCGGCGAGGAACTGCTCAATCGGACCGAACTTATCGGTCAGGATCTCAACGACCCGCTCGTCGTAGGTCGCCGCAGCGACGACGACCTTCAGCAGCGTGGCCCGCCCGCCATGACGGTCGAACCGGCCGCGCCACTGAAGGAAGTCGCCGGGCTTCCAGGGGAGCATGGCGAAGATGGCGAGGTCGGCCGTTTGCATACCGTCCACCGCAATCCCGAACGCCTGACCCGTGCCGACGAGGCAGCACGGGCCAGGACTGTTCCGAAACCCGTCGATCATGTCGTTGCGCTCGGACTCGCTTACGCCGCCGTGCCCAACCCAGACCGTCGCGTTCTTCGCCTCGTCGCCGGAGGAGACGGCCTTTCGGATCGCCTCTCCCCAGCGCTCAGCTTCCCGGCGGCGCGCCGTGAATACGATGACCTTGCCCCCACCCTTCAGCCCTTCAAGGGCCTCAGCGACGACATAGCCCCGCTTTCGCGAACACGCCTCCGCGAGACGCGCCTCAATGAGACGTTCTCGCGCCGGCACATCTTCGTATTCTCCTCGGGCCTGTCGTGCAAGCTGTTTGATGGCTTGATCGAAGGTTTGAGCGTCGTCGTACCGCTCCGCCTTGTCCTGCGACAGCACCGGCAAGTAGACAACCTGCACGCGCGTCGGCGGCAGGCTGGAGTGGCTCTCGGTGTAGGGAACCTCGTGCGTAAAGAAGGAGCAGCGCGCGCGAAGCTCCTCGATGTTGCTACTGCCCTTGTCGTCAAGTCCGCCGTAGGGGTTCGACACCGCGTCGCAGTAGCGCTCCGCGAAGCGACGGTAACTGTGCGCGAACCCGCCGGGGGTGAGCAGATCAAGCTGCGACCAAAGACGCCGCGGTCGTCCGTCGTCGAGCGGCGTCGCCGTGAGGCCCACACGCAGCTTCAGCGAGGGTAGACGGCTCACGTCCATGATGGCGACAGCCCACGCGTCGCGGTCGCCGCTGGCGGTCTGTCGCCGGTGGAAGCCCACCGAGCCGTCGGACTGCTGTACCGCCTTCCAGCGCTTCGACTGCCCATGAATGTGCAGCTCATCAAGGATGAGGACCGCCGGCTCCATCTGCGCGATGAACTCAAGATGATCGTTGAGCGACTCCGCGCCGACGACGATGAAGCGGCGCTGCCCGGTCAACGCGCAGTGCTGGACGTACTGGTCCCATGTCATATCTGACTTGCGACGTTCGCTGTCAGGAAGCAGCCGCCAAGGCAGAAGATTCGTATACTGCTGCGTTTGTGTCCACCATACGTGGCGCGCCTTGGCCGGACAGATTACGAGGACGGTGCCCGCTCGTGTGAGTGAGTCAATCAGAGCGCCAACGGTCTTGCCCGACCCACAAGGCCAGATGTTCATCGTCCAAGGACGAGAATCTGCCCACGCTGCGCTGCGCTTCTGGTAGGGCGTCGCCATCTTGGCGACATGCGGCTTCAGTTCGCCGCGCGTGACCTGTGCGTTGAGGAGGGCCTCGCCGATCGCCGTCATACGGTCCAGCTCATCCTGCGCTTGCGGCCACGGGCGAACGGTGTCGGCGCCTTGGTTCGCGCGCGTAGACCAGTCGCTCAGCCCCCACCCTGCGAGGAAGTGCTCCACAATGAACGCCGCGTGCGTCGGGGCGTAGATGTCGATGTGCGTCGGCGAGCCGTCCGTCGGCCATTCACCCTTGGTCAGGCGGTACTTCTTACGTCCGCGCACGGCCCACGCGAGCACGCCGGGGATGTGTGTCTCCAAGGCGGTCGCATATTGGCTGAGCTGCGCGTCGTGCAGCGTGTAGAGGTAGTGGGGCTGGTCCCACATGCGGGGCTCCGGGTGATGCCGAAGCCTTAGCGTACCGTTACCGCAGCGTCAAGGAGTGTTGACGCGGCGGTAGGCTTCGGCTATACTCGCGGCGAGACGCACTCCGCGTCCGTGGAGACTGACATGAACACGAGCGCGACGCCCGTAAGCGTCATCAACCCCGAGACTGATCCGTTCATCCTCCTCATTGAGGCCCACCGCAAGGCGCGCCACTGGAGCTTCGCCGAGCTGGCGAGGCGGGGCGGGCTCACCCAGCCAGAGGTCAGTCGCGTGATCCACGGGATTCGCATGCCGACTCTACGGCATGTTCGCGGGTTCGCCGTCGCCTTTGCCGCGGCTCCGTCGGACGCCAGGGAAGAGCCGGGAACGCCGGCGGAGTGGGTTGCGATGCTTGTTGACCTCGCCGAAGACGCGCGCCTCTCGGTGCGCGTGAAGGAGGTGTAGCGTGCAGCCCCTTCGCTTCGGCAGCATCTGCTCTGGCATTGAGGCAGCGTCCGCCGCGTGGGAGCCCCTCGGCTGGCTTCCCGTGTGGTTCGCGGAGATTGAGCCGTTCCCGAGCGCCGTACTGGCGCATCACTACCCCGACGTGCCGAACCTCGGAGACATGACGCGCCTCGCCGCGCGCATCCTCGCAGGAGAGGTTGAGGCGCCGGACATTCTCGTCGGCGGTACGCCGTGCCAGTCGTTCTCCGTGGCCGGGCTGCGGAAGGGGCTGGACGATCCGCGAGGCCAGCTGACCCGTTCGTTCGTGGAGATCGCGGACGCCATCGACACCGTTCGGGCCGCGCAAGGACTGCCGCCCGCCATCATCTTGTGGGAGAACGTCCCAGGAGTGCTGAGTGACAATGGAAACGCCTTCGGAAACTTCCTCGGCGCGCTCGCGGGGGAAGACATCGCCCTTGACCCATCAGGGGGAAAGTGGACGAACGCTGGTCTTGTGCTTGGACCCGCGCGAGAAGTCTGCTGGCGCGTCTTGGACGCCCAGTACTTCGGAGTGGCCCAACGACGCCGTCGTGTGTTCGTTGTCGCAGGTTCTCGAACCGGCGGAGTTCGTGCCTCGCAGGTTCTACTTGTCGAGTCGGGCGTGCGCCGGGATTCTCCGCCGAGCCGAGAAGCGGGGCAAAGACCTGCCGGAGCTTCTGTCGCAGGCGCTGCGTCAGGTGGCGGGGAACGCGGAGCCGGACGAGACGGAGGAGTAGACACAGGACGCAGTCACTGGGACGGAGACTTTCCGCACCCCACGCTAAACCAGTCGAACAACATTGGCGGAGTAGGCTCCTCCAATCAAGAACTGTTCTCGCAACGCGGCGCATACCTCGTGCCCCAGCCGCCAATGGTCGCGCAGACCATCCCGCTGCTTGATGCGTCGAAGGGCCGTACCGACGCGCGTGGATCGAGGGACGGATCGGCAATCGGAAGCGACGGCGATCCCATGTTCACGTTGCGGGCCGGCTCTTCGCACGGCGTCGCGCAGACCATCGCGCACGTTGGCGTGCCGGATGTGGCGTGGTGCCTTCAGCACCGCGATGCGAAGGGAGCCGACAGCGATACGAAGCCTGGGCACATCCTGCCAGTCGCTTTTGACGCCCGACAGAGCAACGTCCTGCTGTACGGAGACAAGACCGGCCCTTTAGACACCGCTGGGTCTACCATCGGCGTGTGCGTGACCGGCGACAAGCTAGGCCCGCTCGACACGGACGGCAGCAGCATCGGTGTGTTGCAGCTAATAGCCTTTAGTTCAAAGGACTCTGGTAATGACGCGACGATGAATGTTTCGCCGACGTTACGGTCAGGAGGGCACACGACGAGTCACGCTAATGCAGGAGTGATGCCTGCCGTCGCGATAGGAATGTCCGTCCGTCGCCTCACGCCGCGAGAGTGCGAGCGTTTGCAGGGCTTCCCTGACGATTACACGCGCATCCCGTGGAAGAAGAAGCCGTCATCGGAGTGCCCGGACGGCCCGCGCTACAAGGCGCTCGGAAACAGCATGGCCGTGCCCTGCATGAACTGGATCGGCCGCAAGATTGACAAGGAGTACCGGAAGCGTCGTGCCGCTGATATTCGGTGCGCGTGAAGGACGCTTAGGTCAGTCGA